CGAAGCGATAAGGGCATTGTGCGCAAATTTTGAAGGGTTTCAGCAGGCGTTGATTAGTTCTGCTGAGCGCGGCGTGGGGTACATGGTCCAGGTTGGCAAGGATGCGATCAAACCTGAAGAGGAACTGCACAATCCAACGGGGCGATTTGAAGACATCAGCATCACGCCGGTTTTGATGGGAGCTGGTGGTGGGTTTGGACAAATTGCAATCGGTGTTGCGCTAGTTGCTACGGCTTTTGTCATTGGTCCGGCGGCAGGCGGTTTCTTAGGCATTGGCGCTGGTTTGGGAGGAGTGGCACAAGCTGGCGCCGCAATCAGCATGGGTCTTGTTAGTGGCGGCTTTGCGAGTGCTGTTGGCTTCATTGGTGCCAGCCTAATTCTTTCTGGCACGGCACAACTGCTTTCGCCTCAACCTGCAGATCTGCCAGGCTTAGGCGGCTCCGCAGGTCGCCGCGATTCCTTTGACCCACAAAACAATGACGCAGCCGATAACCGTTCCAGCTACATCTACAACGGTGCCGTCAACCTGACCGCTCAAGGTAATCCTGTCCCGCTCTGTTACGGGCGGATGCGCGTCGGTAGCGTAGTGGTATCAGCAGGCGTTAGTACGGCAGACATCGAATGACAAAACGCATTGCTGGTTCTAAGGGCAATCAACAGAGCCAACCCACTTACAACGTTCAGCAACAGGTTGTCGTTCAAGCGCCGACAATCAGTAATGACGCCAACACGCTGTTCAGCAAGTCAAGTATTCGCCTGCTGGATGTCTTGAGCGAAGGCGAGATTGAAGGTTTCGCAACGCCAGACGACCCCGAACAGTCAATCTTTTTTAATGATACCCCGCTGCAAGATTCCGACGGTAACAATAATTTTGTTTTTGGTAACCTTGCCTATCGCTTTGGCACTCAAAATCAAAGTCACATAAGTGGCTTTGCTGCAAGCCGCTCTGTAGTCAGTGTCAATGCTGATGTCGGTGATGATGTAGATGATTCAATCGTCCGCACTATCACAGACGACGATATTGATTCGGTTGACATCAGGCTGTCGTTTCCGGCGCTGTATCGCGTTAACAACGGTGCCAAGGCAACAAGCGTCAGCTACAAAATCGAAGTCCAGCCCAGCGGTGGCAGTTACACCGAGATCGACACTTATACGCTCGAAGGCAAATGCACTAGCACTTACGAGCGCACTCATAACGTCACCCTGACTGGCAGCTCACCTTGGAATGTTCGCATCACGCGAACTGCTGGGGCGCATGACGGAGACACAAATTTTCGTCAGATTTTCTGGGGCGGTTACACCCAGATAGTCGATGCCAAGTTGAGACATTCGCTGACGGCGTTGGTTGGATTGCGTTTTGAAGCATCGCAGTTTTCGTCAATCCCAAATCGTGCTTATGACATCAAGGGCATCAAGGTTGCAATTCCGACCAATGCCACAGTCAACGATGACGGCAGCCTGACCTATTCCGGTGTTTGGAACGGTCAATTTCAAATCGCGTGGTGTGCAGATCCGGCGTGGATTTTGCGTGACCTGCTGATTGATAGCCGCTACGGGTTGGGGCGGTTTATTGAATCAGGGCTAGTTGATAAGTGGACGCTTTACGAAATCAGCAAATATTGCAACGAGAGTGTCAATGATGGCGATGGCGGCACAGAGCCTCGTTTCCTTTGTAATGTCTACCTGCAATCGCGGGAAGAAGCGTACAACGTCGTACAGGATTTTTGCTCATGCTTCCGTGGCATGGCGTATTGGTCTGCTGGTCGGCTTGCTTTTACCCAAGACAGTCCCAAGGATCCTGCGGCGTTATTTAACAACGGCAACGTCATCGAAGGTGTTTTTAACTATGAAGGCAGCAGCCTGAAGGCACGCCATACCGTTGCCTTGGTCACTTGGAACGACCCAGAGGACGGATATAGGCAGAAGGTTGAATATGTTTCTGATGAGGCGGCGATTGTCAAATATGGAATTGTCGAAGTTCGGATGGCAGCATTTGGCTGCACAAGTCGCGGTCAAGCCAATCGTTTAGGTCGATGGTTGCTGTACTCCGAGCAGGAAGAAACAACCACTTGCACCTTCACCGTCGGTCTTGATGGTGCGATTGTCCGCCCTGGGCAAATTATCAAGATTGCAGATCAGATGCGTGCTGGTACGCGAAAGGCTGGGCGAATCAGTAGCGCGACCACAACGGTTTTAACGCTCGATCAAAGCATTGCGGTGGGCGAAGCCGACACCGTAAGCGTGGTGATGCCTGACGGTCGCGTAGAGCAACGGTTTATCAGCGATGGCGATTTTGACAATCAAACCATCACGGTCAGCACTGCGTTCAGTTCTGCTCCCGCCGCTGAAACGGTCTACGTCGTTGAGACCAGCACTGTTTCGGCTGCGCTGTATCGAGTTTTAAGCGTTACTGAGGAGGAAGAAACCTACAAAATCACTGCGCTAGAGCACAACGAAAGCAAATATGACTTTATTGAAGATGGCTTGGCGCTGCAAGAGCGCGATATCACAACTCTCAATCAAAGACCAAATGCTCCAACCGGCTTAAGAGCGACTGAAACACTGGTTGAATCTGGCAACCGAGTCACGACTGAGATTGAACTGTCATGGCGTTCTGTTGATGGTGCGGTTGGCTATAGCGTTGCGTACAAAACAGAATCGAGCCTGCACTTTACGCCCGTTGACGATACGGTCTACAACAGCGTCACTTTTACGACCGACGATACCGGCGACTTTATTTTCCGGGTTATTGCAACTTCACCCCTTGGCAAAAAGTCAACGCCTGCACTGCTAGAGCAAAGCATCGCGGGGAATACAGCAGCCCCATCAGCCGTGACTGGTTTCAGCATGGTGCCGGTCAATGGGCAAGCCAAACTGACGTGGACAAAATCAACTGAGCTTGACGTAAAGGTTGGCGGCTTTGTCCGGCTTCGTCATTCGCCAGACCTGAGCGGTGTTACTTGGGCAAACGCCACGTCAATTTCGCAAGACTTGCCTGGCAACACAAACGAAGCATTTGTCGATCTGCTTTCTGGAACGTATTTAGCTAAGTTTGTTGATTCTGGCGGGCGTCAAAGCATCAACGCCACTCTGATTGAGTACACCAGACCAAACCTAGATGATCTGGTCAACGTTGATAGCCAGCAGGAAGACCCGACGTTCCCAGGCACGAAAACGCAGCTTGTAGTTGATGCTGATTTGCAAGAGCTTGAGCTATCTCAAAGCGGCGAGCAAACTGCTGCCTTAGGTGACTTTTTAGCAGAAGACAATAGTTTAATTTTGCTTGAAAATGGCGACACCCTTTTGCTGGAAGGTGATGCCAGGATCAATACCAGTGGAACCTATGAATTTGACGCCAACCCAATCACATTTAACGATATATATGACATAAGCCTAACTAGCGTTCTTCGCACCCGTTCTTATTCTCCGTTTGACACTCGCATCGATGATTTTGGCGAGATTGATGACCTTTCTACTTTTGACGGTGACACGCCAACCGGCGCGGAAGTGAAGTTGTATGTCCGCACAACAGAGGACGACCCAACTGGTTCACCGACTTGGACGACCTGGCGTGAGTTTCGCACTGCTCAGCTCAGGGCACGAGCCTACGAGGTAAAGGCTGAGTTCAGCACCGAAAGCAATACGCATCAGATTGGGGTGGATCAGTTGCGGATTGATTCGGATATGCCTGTCCGTACAGCAAGCGGCAGCGGGACTAGCAGCACCAGCGCTGACATTAGCGTGACCTACACCAACGCTTTCGCCGCCACGCCTGTCATCGGTATCACCGCATTTAACATGGCTAGCGCGGACTACTACACAATTTCCAATAGCAGCGCCGCTGGATTTGACATCAGCTTCTACAATTCCGGTAACACCCGCGTTCAGCGGACTTTTAACTGGACCGCTACCGGGTACGGGAGAACCTAATGGCTCAAGCTGACGGCGTTATTCAAAATGACACGGGCTCAAACGTTCGTGCTGACTTAAACAATAACTTTGCCGCCCTATTTAGCAATAGCAGCGGCTCATCTGCGCCTAGCACGACGTATGCCTACATGCTGTGGGCTGACACTACTGATAATGAACTGAAGCTGAGGAATGGGGCAAACAATGGCTGGATTACGATTGGCTCGCTGACTACAGCAAACCTTGCGCTGGCTACTACTGCCAGCCCTACTTTTACCGGCAACGTTACAATTCCCCTTGGGACGGTCAGCCTTCCCGGCTTGCGGTTTTCGGGTGATAACGATACTGGCTTGTATAGCACCGCAGCTAATACAGTCAATGTGACTGCTGGCGGGACACTCAGCCATAGCTTTACCAGCACCTACAGTACGGCGTCTGTCCCTTTACGGGTCCCTGATGGAACAGAAAGTACGCCTAGTATTACTAACACTGGCGACGAGAATACAGGTCTTTATTTTATATCTGCTGACGTAATTGGAATTACAACTGGTGGCACAGAACGTGTCAGAGTTAATTCAAACGGGCTTTGGGTTTTTGACCAACAGGCTGTTCGGTATTACGACTCAGACAGCAGTCACTATGTAGCTGTTAGAGCACCTAGCACGGTTAGCTCTAACGTGACGCTGACGTTGCCCGATAACAACGGCGATAACGGTCAATACCTCAAAACTGATGGCAGCGGCAATCTGAGCTGGGGCACGGTTTCAACTCCTGCTGGTGTTCCGACCGGATCGGTGTTCTGCATGGCGAATACGACTGTGCCTAGTGGTTACTTGAAATGCAATGGCGCAGCAGTCAGCCGCACAACTTACGCCGACCTGTTTGCCGCTATTGGAACGACATATGGCAGCGGCAACGGATCAACGACGTTCAACGTGCCAGAGCTTCGCGGTGAGTTTATTCGCGGCTGGGACGATGGGCGCGGGGTTGATTCAGGTCGCTCGATTGCATCATCTCAAGGCGATGCGACGGCATTGCCAAACAATGCTTTTACCACTAGCAATCCTGGAAACCATGCCCATAGCTATAAAAACACTGCTAGCGATAACATTGCTGGCGTCGGTGACAACCGTGGATACATTTCCGACACTGGCACTGGATCGTCTACCGGCGCTGCAGGTTCTCACACCCACACGATTGGAGGCGGTGACGCCGAGACCCGTCCCCGTAACGTGGCGATGATGTACGTCATTAAAACCTGATTGCCAACGGGCTTACAATCGGGGTACTGACTATGCTCTGACCCGCTGTGGCTGACCGTAAAATCTCAGATCTGACCGAGCTGGCTGCAGCGGATTTTGCAAGCGGAGATTATCTGCCGATAGTTGACATCAGCGAAGCAGCAGCAGTCGATCGTAATAAGCGCGTTCTAATTTCAAATATTGGCAGGGGTTCGGCTGACGGTGCCGCAGGTGCCCCAGCTTTTTCTTTTGTGGCTGATCAAGACACAGGGGCATGGCGACCTGCAGACAACACGTTTGCCTTCTCTACTGGTGGAAGTCAGGCAGTAACCATTGACTCGTCGCAGCGTGTGCTGATCGGTTCGTCTACTTCTTATGCAGCTGGCTCACCAGCGACTCCAATATCTCAGTTACAAAACCACGGAACTACTTACGCCACTAGTGCTGCTTCGTTGTTCCATTGGCAGGATATTGACGATAACGCGGCGTTTTTTAGTACCAATAAATCACGCGGCGCTGCCGTCGGCACCCATACGATTGTTCAAGATGATGACCGCCTTGGTGGCATTTCTTGTGGTGGCAGCGACGGCACTTCATTTATACAAGCTGCCCGCATTGACTGCCGAGTAGACGGCACTCCCGCTTCTGGCACCGTACCTGGACGCCTCACATTTTTAACGACGGCATCTGGTGATGGTGCCCCGACGGAGCGGGTGCGTATAACAAACGATGGCAAAGTTGGTATTAATACAGTCAGTCCAACCGAACTGCTGGATGTAGATGGCAAGGCTTTGTTTGGTCGAATTGAAATAGGAAGTAATAATGTCGGTAACACCACCGACATAGAGCTGTCAGATAATGCTGTTATACGGTCTGCAGATTCAATCAGGAATGTTGTCAATGACTTTGGTCATCATTCCTGGTGGATTGGAGGAACGGACGCAGGTGCTGGAACGGGCGGCGCTACCGAAATGATGCGTCTGGATGACTCGGGCAATCTTGGTCTGGGAACCACTCTTCCAGAAAAA